GTGGGGAGATAAAAGTCATTCTAGCCAACATGGGTGATCACTCGTTCAATATAAAGAAAGGTGATAGGATTGCTCAAATGGTATTTGCGCAATTTTCTCAGGCCGTTTTTGAGAAGGTTGATGAATTGTCTTCAACTGACAGAGGAAGTGGCGGGTTTGGATCAACGGGCACCTGATTAAAGATGCAGCGGCGGGTATCAAGACTCGCCGCGTGCCATATAGATAGTCTTATGAGAATTACAACGACACAATTACGCAAGATTATTCGCGAAGAGTTGCAAATCCTTCGCGAGGAAAAGGGTTCTGCGTCAATTAGGAACATCATTGCAACACATGATGACGATCCTATGAAAGAAGTCCCGCCGGCAAAATTGAAAAGCGCTGACATTCCAGTCAAGCCTGGTGATGACTATCACGTTGTATATGGAAGAGTCGTTGCACAACGCAACGACAAAGATCTTGCATACTGGACACCTGAAGAAGATCAATGGGAAGTGATTGACGATGAAGAGCGTCATCATCCTACAAAGATTCACAAGCCCAGCAAAGACTAATTTTTGGGAAATGATTGACGTTTATCGTTGATAATCACTTGACTCGCTAATTGCGAGTCAGGGATTTTTATACCCTATGATCCGTGATTGATACATCGTGATTCACGTAGGTTAGAAACATGAATAACCTACGTCCAATAATCCAGGAATGTATGCAAAGACCCGTTTTAATCATTGACGCAATGAACATGTTCATCAGATCCTATAGCGCTTACCCTTCCATGTCATCGCATGGTTACCAAATGGGCGGATGCATTGGATTCTTAAAGACATTGCGCAGACTAGCAAATGAAATTTCGCCTGAAGCAATATACGTTGCTTGGGAAGGTGGAGGATCACAAAAGCGTCGCGCTTTGTACTCAGAATACAAAATGAATCGTCGGCCAGAAAAACTAAATCGATTTTATGAAGACGACATTCCTGATACTGAGGAAAACAAACAACACCAAATAGTTGCCCTTCTAGGTATGTTGAAGTGTGCTCCAGTTTGTCAAATCTACGTATCAGATTGCGAAGGTGATGACGTTATTGCTTATTTGACACGTGGTCCTTTCCGAAACGCCAATAAAGTAATTGCTTCATCGGATAAGGACATGTATCAGTTGCTTGATGAAAATACAAAGATTTACAATCTACACAAGAAAACATACGTAGAGATTCCTAACGTTATTGAAGATTTTAGAGTTCAGCCCAAGAATTTTGCAATCGCTAAGGCATTGTGTGGTGATCCCACAGATAACATTCCTGGGGTGAAAGGTTTGGGATTTAAGACGATTGCTAAAAATCTGCCTTTTATGTCTTTAGATGGTGACGTTTTATTGGATGACGTGTTCAAATATTGTCACTCTCATGCTGATGAATCAGTGATATTTCGTCGAATTCTTGAGAATCAAGATAACGTGAGGAGAAACTGGAGATTGGTTCACCTGGATGGGAGCATGTTGTCAGCACACCAATCTTCCATTGTCGATAATTTGGTGAGTACATTTGTCCCAAGGATCGATAGGATTGGATTGATTCGAAATTTAGTACGTGAAGGTGTTAATGATTTTGACGTAGAGGATTTTTTCTATGCCTTCAATTGCATTAACAACGTAGAAAATAGAACAAGGAATTGAGAAACTAATGACCAACGAAAAGGTAACAACTAAAGCTTCATTTGGAACGTATGGTAAATCGTTCCAAGAGAAACATGTCCAGGCTCTCCTGGTTGATAAGCAATTTGCTGAACAAATGTTGGAAGTGTTTGAAGTCACATACCTGGAACCCAAATATCTTCAGTTTCTTGCAGATCGATATTTTTCATATGCAAAGAAATACAAGGTATTTCCAACGCTTCAGCTTCTTATTACTATCATTCGCGATGAGCTGAAAGTTGGAACTGACGCAATTCTTCGCGATCAAATCATTGATTACCTTCAGAGGATTCGTTCAAACCCAGATCCTGGCGATCTACAATATGTCAAGGAAAAGTCTCTTGATTTCTGCAAGAAGCAGGCACTGAAGAAAGCCCTTGAGGAAGCCGTTGATCAGATTCAGGCTGAAAAGTATGAATCGATTGTTGATGGAATCAAGAAGGCGGTCATGGTGGGTAATGCTCCACAACTCGGCCATGACTTTTTTACTGACTTTGATAGTCGATTCACACGCCTACAACGTAATGCTGTGCCGACTGGCATGGATGAACTTGACAAGAAAGAAATTCTCAATGGTGGTCTAGGTGCGGGAGAAATTGGAGTTATCGTTGCCCCCACCGGAGTTGGCAAAAGTCATATGTTGACTTTTCTTGGCGCTAATGCTCTTCGAGCAGGCATTGACGTTCTTCATTATACTTTTGAATTGTCAGAATCTGCAGTTGGTTTGCGATATGATTCGAATTTGTGCAATATTGATTCTAATCAGGTAATTGACAATAAAGAGAATATCCTGAAGCAATATCAGGATATGAAGCTAGGACGTCTCATTATCAAGGAGTTTCCTACAAATACGGCTTCGATTTATACGCTTCGAAGTCACATCGAGCGCCTTGACGTCAAGGGTTTCCGGCCCGGCATGATTATCATTGATTATGCTGACATTATGCGTTCGACGAGACAGTTCGATTCTCTTCGGCACGAGCTAAAGTTGATTTACGAAGAACTGCGTGGATTTGCGTCTGAAAAGGGAATTCCCATTTGGACGGCATCACAGTCCAACAAGGAAGGCTCAAATAACGATATTGTTGACCTGAGTAACATGAGCGAGGCCTACGGGAAGGCGATGGTCGCCGACGTGGTTCTCAGCATTTCCCGCCGGTCTCACGAAAAATCTACGGGTTTTGGTCGACTTTATGTTGCCAAGAACCGGGCTGGACGCGATGGTCTGGTATATCCAGTCAAGATTGACACAGCGCGTAGCAATTTTGAGATAACCGGTGGCGCCGGTTCTTTGGAAGGTGCCGTGAAGGAAAACGAAGATGAAGTGAAGAAGGCTCTTCGACTAAAGTGGAAGGAATTGCGTAATGATTCTGTTTTAGGCGAAAGGCTAAAAAAGCCCAGCCTGGGTGATCCAGATGGAAATGCGATGTCGTCTGAGTAAATTTAGAAGTCCGAATAGTTATCAAAGCCTCGCGGGCGGCCTATTATAGCTCGTAAATCAACTATCAAACTACTGTGGAGAATTAATAATATGTCATACACGTATCAGCAGGTTCGCGATGCGTCAATCAAGTATTTCAAGGGTGATGAACTGGCTGCTGAAGTCTTTGCGGGCAAATATGCCCTACGTGACTTGAGGGGAAATATTTTTGAATCAACACCTTCTGACATGCATCGTCGTCTCGCAAAAGAATTTGCAAGAATTGAAGCAAAGTATCCTAATCCTCTCTCTGAGAAGGAAATCTTTAGCCTTTTTGCGGATGTAGATCATATTGACCTGTCTGTTCGTGAATCAATGACGATTGAAGAACTTGCTGCTGAGTCACGAGGACTCGGTCCTGTCATTCCACAAGGTTCACCAATGTCTGCCATTGGTAACGATTATCAATTCCAGTCTCTTTCAAATTGCTTTGTCATTGAGTCTCCACACGACTCCTATGGCGGTATCATGAAGGCCGATCAGGAAGAAGCCCAAATCATGAAGCGCCGCGGAGGAGTTGGATTTGACATCTCCACGATTCGTCCAAAGGGAATTGAGACCGCCAACGCTGCCCGAACAACTGATGGCATCGGCGTCTTCATGGAGCGTTTCTCCAATACCTGCCGTGAAGTTGCACAAGGTGGTCGCCGCGGTGCCCTGATGTTGACGATCGACGTCCACCACCCAGAGATTCGCACCTTCATCAACATCAAGCGTGACCTGAAGAAGGTGACGGGTGCAAATATCTCCATTCGTCTTTCAGATGAATTCATGCAGGCTGTCAAGGTTGGAGGGAAGGTTCAACTCCGCTTACCAGTCCAGAAGGATGCCCAGCACATCGTGTCCGAGCACGTTGATGCCGGTGAGCTGTGGCACGAGATTATTGAGGCAGCCTGGGCATCAGCGGAGCCCGGTTTGCTCTTCTGGGATACAGTTCTCCGTCGTGGGCCTGCTGATGCGTATGCAAGCCATGGATATCTTTCAACATCCACGAATCCATGCATCGTGGGTAGCACGCTGCTGGCTACTGCAGATGGAAGAAATGCAGTAAGCATCAAGCAACTTGCTGAAGAGGGACGTGATGTGCCAGTTTATTCAACAAATCCAAAAACAGGACAAGTTGAAATCAAATGGGGGCGCAATCCGCGTCTTACCAAAGAACAAGTAGAGGTATGGAAACTCACGCTTGACGATGGGAGCTTTCTTGTTGCAACACCTGATCACAGGATAATGAAAAGAGATTGCTCTTATGTTGAGCTGAAAGATCTTCAGCCTGGTGATTCTGTGTTTCCATTCTCCAGTTTTAATTCTAATGGCTACAGACAAGTGTGCAATACAGGAATTGAAATGTCAGGTGGAGCCAGGCGCAACAGGCGACAGTATCGCCTGATTCATGAATTCCATCATGGGCCGACTGATGCAAAGAATTTTGCAATTCACCACATCGACTGCAATTCGCTGAATGACTCAATTGACAACATGCAGATCATGACTCATAAAGAGCACAATGAACTGCATTCAAAGAACATGCTGGGTGGATTAAATCCTTACCACAAGATGTCCGATGAGTGGAAAAAGAATTTTGCTACGCATGCAGGTGAAACAAATGGCCGTTTTTCAGGGCACACCAACATCCAACTTCTAGAGCATGGTCGTGAACTTTTCAAGAAGCACGGCAAAATTACTCCTAAGATTTGGGCTGAGCATGCGAAAGAGAATGGGCTTCCACAATTCTTGGCTAATGAATTCC